CTATTCTATAGCATTGCACGTTATGGGTCCCGCCAAGGACCCTAGCATTGATGATTAAGTCGTTATGTGTGAGACCTAGGACTAGACCTAGGGCCTTCTCTGATTCGTAGTACCGAAATGGGAAACGAGGAGTTGGTTCCGTTGACACCCGAAGCTTCATGGCGATGCGAGATTCTTTGTATTTCGGCGGACACTGAAAGTCCTTAAATGTCAGCGCTACTTGACCGGCGACAGGGGATAACCCAACAATAGTGTCCTTTTGCGTTGCACGCGACCTTCTTTTCAGCGTGTCTCGCTACATTGTTCATTTTGTTTAGTTCTTCAGTGTTGATCGGGAGTAATGAACCCGTGATATGCCCCGCACAACTTTTCCTTAAGGTGTGCCGTAAGAAGCTGTTGAGCGACCGTAGCCATGCGGAATGATTTGATGGATGGTTCCTGACGCTTTAGTAGACACAGCAATCTGGTTCGAAAGATTACAAGGATGAAAATTTTGAATTGACTTTCAATGTAATCCTAATCTGCCTTAAATGGCAATTTCGTTGAGATTGTTGTGGAAGAAAGAGTTGATGGAGTTTGAAATCTTTGATTTGCAAATGGTACTGTTCGGCCCTGAGTATAAAAGGGGCGTCTAATCTCAATCGAGGCGCGGACCGGATGTCACTTTCCCGGGATGATGCTACAGATGGGGGCCCTGGGGGCCTTAAGCCCACAGTGGGCAACTGTTACCTGCCTGGCCAATAACAACTGATTTGCTTTAGCAAATCATTAACGTGGTTGGGCAAAACTTTCCAAAACGACGTGGAAGACCGGCGCACGGTTCCACAAAATTACCTCTCTGACAATCATGTTTGAAATTGTTGGACCCCTAGTCTTCGCCAATTAGGCGGAGACTTTCTGGTTTGATTTTTTGACCGAGTGTGGTGTTCATGCTGAGATTGCGTACTATTTTGTCGCCTTGTCAGCAAACACCAAATTTGGTCCCCAATCTCAGGAGGACGAGGTCCTGAGTTACTGTACTTACGGTGACTCGGGTTATCTTACTTCCCGAGTTAGGGAGTGCGTTGGAATGATGTTCGATTTTGATTTTGAAACTTGTTTTAATAAAAAAAAAGAGCACGTTTGGGAGGTGGCACCCATTACATTTTTCGCCCATGATGGCGTTTACTACAAGGATGAGAAGCATTGTTTCAATGCTACTTGTCTTCAAAAACTTGTTTGGGATGGTGACCACGAGAACGAAGTTTTGGTTAAGCACTTGTGCTACCGTTACACAATGAGTCGCCCCTCTATCAGTGAGAGTTTGTCTCAAGCACTTGAAGTGAGGCGCGAATTTATCCAATTCCAGGAAATTCTTGCGGTCAATGGCATTGATGGTGGATTTCATGAAATGTGCCAAAACTTTTTGAGCACTTTTGTCCTAGTCGATTACGACGTTGATTTTTTCGGGACTTACAAGAAATTCCTTGGCGTTGCCAAGGCCATGCTTGAACCTGATGAGGGTGTTTATGCCCAATTTGGAGTCAACATGAAAATTCCGGATGCACAGATGGCAGTTTTCACTGAGTTTTTGGGCCACTTGAACCACTTGACGGCACAGGGAGTCGAAGTTACTCACAAGATTGACTTGACCAGTGATGTTATCATTGATTTGGCCCTTATTGGTGGCTTCTGTTATGGTGTCTACAAACGCAATGTTGCTGTCACGGCCATTGGAGCCACTTTATTGCTTATTAGGTACACCAAGTTTTCTTCCTTTGTGGTTGACTTGGTGGATTCTCTTGGCAGAGAAGAGGTTGAAAAGCAAGGACCTGGGCATTTTTCAGGCACTGTTCTAGGGGGCGCTGGCGCTCTCTTTTTGATGAAGTGTGTTGACAACCTTGGTCTTTGCTGCAATTGGCAAGACACTGTTTCAACTGTTGTTTACAATCTGACCACGAGTTTCAACAATGGCATCAAGGGCTCTCTTGAGAGCTTCTTGCGTCTTTTGACAACGATGGTCTCCAAGATTTACTGTTTCGCCACTGGCAAAGAGGTCTGTCCTTGGTCTTTCATTGACATGTCCTCGTACGAGTGTCGGAAAATTTTGGATGACATTAGTGAGTTTGAGGCTGCCAAAAATGTGAATGAAATGTCTGTTGTGGAGGCTTCTTCGATGATCTCTGACAAAATTCAAAAACTTGAAAAAGTGTCTGGTGGAATTGACATGAATAGTTCTCTTGGGGCTGTTGTCAAGTCCACTTTGGCCCGTCTCAAAGTTTCGGAGGTTGAGTTGATGACCATTTGTAAGAGTGTGTCGAGCGAGAGGCCAGTACCGGCCTGCTACGTCTTTGTTGGCGGAGCGGGCATTGGGAAGACCATGCTCATTGACACAATTTCTGACATCATCACACTCGGAATCGCCTCCGATTACATGAAGGGTCAGTACAAGAAGCACCCCGAGCTCATCAAGGCCGCCAAATTCAACTTTAACCAAGTTGACTCTTTTTTCTCTGGTTATCGCAACCAGCCAGTGTTTTTGGCCGATGAGTTGGACCCCAACCCGCAAGTTCCGGGAGTTCGCAGTGGCCCCCAGTTTCTGATCAATGCCGTGAACAGCACCAGCTGTCCTTTGAACATGGCAGATCTTGGCTCTAAGGGTACGACCTACTTCACCAGCAAGGTTGTCCTTGGCACATCAAATAATGAAAACTGGGCCACATTGGCAAACATGTCTTGTCCTGAAGCGTTTTGGCGTCGAGTCAAGTTCGTCCACTCGGTTTTCCTTGTGGATGATTTTGTTCGCGACAACCCACACGTCTCCAAGGCGAACGCAATTGCTGCCAATCGCAGGCGCCAAATGGATGCTTGCAACAGGTTCAAGAGACATCGCATCAGCTTTACCGACTATGTCGAGGAGGCGTACAAGTACACGTCCTTCAGGGTCAAACAGCTATCCGCCGGTAACACAACCGTTCATGATGGAGAGCTTGTTGGCCCTTGTGAGCTGGTCCAAATGGTTATTGATGAAGTCAATCAGAACGAAGTTGATTTGCTTGATCGCATTGGTCTTTCGTCACGAATCCTTGAGGATTATTCCAATGGTTTCCTGATGAAGGATATCAAATCGAGGGCAAGTCGCACCAGGGCTGAGCGGGAGGCTGGCCCTTCCGTTGTTGACGAGGTTAAGGCCATTCTGCTTGGGAAAGTTGTTCCCCAGAGTGTGCCTTCCACGTTACCTGCTGACGTTGATGTTGACGCCATTTTGGATGACATTGGCTCTCCCGTTGTTGCGCAGGGCCCCGGAGTGGACAAGTTCAAGGAAACGGTTTTAACCGTGGCTGCGACAATCTACATTGGGTGTCTTAGCGCCGTCAACAAAGTCAAGGAGGGTGCGAAGAAAATTCGTAAACCAGCAATGAAGAAAATTGCGATCGACGAAATTGACAACGCCGTTGCTCTCCGGAACAAATTTTTGGAGATAGTTGACGGTATGACTAAGGACCAACTTGTGCGTGATGCGTTTAGGCTCTTTCCGAGCAAGGACGCTGCTATGCACCAGCTTGGTCTACCCGTCACAATTTTGACGGAGTCAGACTGGTTGACTTGCGACCAAACGACTGTTCAACCGGCCGAGCGCCTTTGGCACTTGGCTGTAGAGCGGTTGTCTATGCAATTGGTCGTTGCGACTACCAAGGAAACGAAACTGAGTATACCTTGGCGCGCTGTCACACTTTCCACAGGGATTTTGCTCTCGATGGGCCTTCTGATCAAGCTCTTTTACAAGGGTGGAAGTCATGAAGAGTCCCAGGAGCAGGGTGATTACCCCATGAAGGAAAAGGCCAGGAAATTCAAGACGCGCAAACTTGCGCTCGACAACCTGGTAAAGCCTGAGGCTGATACTGCCCAATTTGAGAGCTTGTTGAGAAACAATCTCTACACAATGGTGGTTAGGTCGAAGAAGGTGAAAGACATTGTGATTCCATTGTTTATGGTCCAAAACAGAATGGCTTTGATGCCTCAGCACGTTGTTGACACGGTTCATGATGCTTTTGTCGAGGATTCCGAGGCGGAATGTCATTTTTATGGCTGCCTGCAATTGAAGAAAGGTGTCCCGCACATGAAGAAGCAAATTGTGCCCATCACCAATTTGATTGAGGAGGTCGATGGTGAGTACCGTTGGCGTGGTGGAGTTACCCAGTACGGGGCAAGCTTTGAAACCCCCACGGGGACGGCGACGAGCGATCTTTGCTTGGTTACCGTTCCCTTGAGTGGGAAAAATGCTCCCCCAGTGCCCAAAGCTTTTTTCGACTCGGTGGCTGAGAGTCATCGTGAGTGTGCTCTGGCCTTCCAAGACTCCGAGTTTCGGCCCATTGAGGAGGAGGGTGTGGCAACAACTGTTCGTGAGTTCAGTGCAATCAATTCGCTTTCCAAGGACAAGCAGAAGAGGTATTACTTCTCTGATCGTCTATGGAAGTATGACATTCGCACAGCCACGGGCTGGTGTGGTTCGCCCTTTTTCATTCAGACTGCTGGCAGACTTCAGTTCGCTGGAATTCATGTAGCTGGTTCAGGCTTTGCCGCCGGTGAAATGAAGACCAAGACTGGATATGCCATCAGTGTTGATCGTGAAACCCTTGACTCCTGCATCTCGCTTCATGCCCAGAGATGTATGGAAAATGGTGTAGTAACGCTTGCCGAGCCCGACCTTGATGAGGTGGTTCAGGCACAGTATGGTCGCTATGGTTTGAAGGATGCTTTCATGAAGAGAGATGTGACTGGTAGCTTCGGCCATCAAGTCATGGCTCTCGCCAAGAGAACACCAACGGCCACAAAGACCAAGCTGTGCAAGAGTCCGCTCTACAAAATGTTGAGTAACACCCAGCGCTACCAACCCGCTCCCCTCAAGGTAATGCGGAATGGTGTTGACCCCATGGAGATGGCTCAAGATGGTTATGGTGAGTGCGTTCGCGCACCCAAGATCAACTTGATGCTACTTTGTGCTCAGTCCTATTGGAATGAGACTGGGGGATTTGAACGGAAGCCCTGGGACAAGAAGAGCATCACCTTTGAGGAGGCAGTTTGCCCAGGTGAGGAATGGGATTGTGTGAGGAAGATTTCGCGCAAGACGAGTCCAGGTTTCCCTTTCAACTTGTGTTACAAAAACGGAAAAAAAGAAATCTTTGGAGACGGCGATGAGTATGTTTTCGATACCCCCGCTTGGAAATTGATCCTTGAGGAACTTGAAACTTGCGAAAATTTGATTTTGTCGGGTAAGAGACCCTTGTTTGTTTGTCAGAGTTTTTTGAAAGACGAGAGGAGACCAATTGAGAAAGCCCTTGCTGGGAAATCTCGCTTGATAAGTGGAGCCCCATTGAGCTACACTATTCTTGTTCGCAAATACACTCTTGGGTTTGTTAACTGGTTTAACAGGCACAGGATTCGAAATGGGAGTTGCGTTGGTGTTAATCCGTTCAGTGATGAATGGAATGACATTGCGCGCAAACATGGGTATGTCACCCAGGAATCGTTCACTCAGGCAAGGATGTTCGCTGGCGATCATTCTGGCTATGATAAGAACCTACACTATGAAGATGTCCGAATTTTCGGAATGATTTTGAATTGGTTCTATGACGATGATGGGACGGACACGAACAAAATTCGAAATGCTTTGCTTGAGGAAATTGCTTTTTCCCGCCACGTTTGTCTTGGCGAAATTCTTGAGTGGATTGGATCAAACACGTCAGGCAATCCCCTGACTGTGGTAATCAATACCATCATAAACATCTTGAAATTGCGCTACATTGCGTGTTTGAAACATCTGGAGTGGAAAGGAATTAAAGTTTCTGATTACACATTCCAGCTTGCCGTGGACGAGCTCTTCGGCGGGCCAGACCCAGAAATTGTTTTCACTTGTTATGGTGATGACATGAAGGCTTCCGTGAAGGAGCCCGAGAGATATCCTTGGTTCAATGCCAAAGTTTTTGGTGATGGATTTTTGGAACACTTGGGCACTGTTTTCACTGATGAGTTGAAGGGTGATTTATCATCCTCACTCAGAAGTATTCTTGATTGCTCGTTTTTGAAGCGAGGATTTGCCTTCAACATTGTCGCGCCAGGAAAGAAGAACCGTTTGGCGGCACCACTCTCCGTCGAGACAATTATCGAGAGTGTCCGTTGGTATCGTGCCAGCGATGAGTGGTTGGACAGTTGGTCCCACACTATAAACACAGCGATATTTGAGTTGTCCCTGCACAAACCTAGTGTCTATTATGAGGTAGGCACCAAGATTGTAAAAGCAGTCAATGGACTAAAGGGTTCCACGCCTGTTGGTGTTTTCAGAACCCTTCCTCCACAGTCCGTTGCCCAAGAAAGGGCGATGGACTTGGAGTTTGAACTCTAGGGGGGCCTGGGGTGCGCACGTCCATTCGCGTGCCCCTGGTCCCTCGCAGCCCCCGGATAAAGTTCAAGACTAATGATCCGGGGGTGGGTGCCTACCACAGCAGTACGCGTCGCCCGGCTACAATGCGGCCAAAGTACGCACCCTCCCCCATAGGTAATGGGGACTCTGGCGGTTATGGCTCTAACCGTCAGTATGTCCACGAGCCGCTGCACAAACAGATTTTGCAAACCCGAGTGCGTCAGACGTGCCGGTCCCAGTGGAGGGGAACTCCACCACTATCACGGCTAGTGACATTGCCGTTTCCAAGCCCATCGACAAGGGTCTCACGTTGCCTCTTCGGAAGCAGCAGGGGGCTAACATTGTCGACTCCATCAAGGAGTTTTTGGGCAAGCCACGCCGCATTGCCAGTGGGGCGTGGACCACGGCGCAGGCTATCAACGCGGAGTTGCAGGCTTTCGATTCCTTCAACTTCCCTGGTATGCCTGTTGCCTTCCAAGGCAAATTGCGAGGTTTCACTGGCATTCGATACACTACGAATGTCAAGCTTGTGTTGAATGCGACGCCTTTTCAACAGGGAAAGTTGACCTTGAGGTATTATCCCAATGGTAAACAGACCCTATCCAAGATGGCCCAGCACACTGCTCATCGCGTTCCACTCTCGCAAATGCCCGGTGGTGAAATAACCACAGGGGATGAAAGCTTGGAGATTTCAGTTCCGTATACTTCATACCAGGAGTATTTGGAAATGACCTCTGAGCCTCGCGATCCCGTAAGGTTCACTTTGCGGGTCTTTTCCCCCCTTTTGGTTGGTGCAAATGCCACCTCTCTCGTTGCGGACTATTCAATTTGGATTTGGTACACGGATGTTGAGCTTTTCGGAGCAAGCACGGTCCAGCCTCAGTCTGCGCGAGTGCGCAAGAAGGGTGCTCCCGCCAATCAAGAGGAGCGCCCACTTTCCACTTGGTTGTCTGCTTCTTCCAAGCTTGCCAATAGCCTGTCTGGTATCCCATTTATTGGGAGCGTGACTGGCCCTTCGGCAGTCTGGTTGAAGTATGCTTCCGGCTTGGCTCATTCTTTTGGGTTCTCGCGACCCGTGGAGAGTGAGCCGATCCGTAGCATGGCCCCGCACTACATGTCCTCGCTTCCAAATAGTGACGGATTGGCAAATGCGTCGGTCTTGGCCGCCAACAAAGATGCACGGGCTAGGTTGATTGATGACTACTCTCCATCTGGCATGGATGAGATGTCTCTCGCCTTTATCAAGAAGCAATGGTCCTTTTTCGGGGAGTTTCCCTTCAGGACTTCAGATGCACAGGGCGTCGAGTTGCTCAATTTGTCGCTCGCTCCAGGCCTTGGCACTGCAGTCGTTGCCGGCTTTGGTACAGCCTTCACATCTTTGGGGTATTTGTCCTTTTTGTCGCGGTTTTACCGTGGCGGAATGGAAATTTGCTTCAAGTTCATCAAGACGGGCTTCCACGCCGGCTCACTCCAATTCTCTTATGAGATTGGTCGAAACGGTTCTGCCACATCAGTGACTGTCGACCAGACCAGCGTGCTCCATCGAACCATTGTGGACATTCAGCAGGGCGACTCTGTTTGCCTTGCTTTTCCTTTCGTGTGTTCCGCCGATTTCCTTGAGACTTACGAGTCTTTCGGGAGGGTGCGGGCTCATGTCATCAATGCCCTGGTGGCGCCTGAAACCGTTGCACCTAGTGTGATGGTCCAGATGTACATCCGGGGCATGGATGATTTGGAATTCTCTGGGATCTCAAACCAAAACGGGGTCACCCCCGTGGTGCGAGAGCCCATTGTTGTCCCTCAGGGTGGTGATGTTGAGAAGCGCGAGGAGATCGTTTGCGAGCCCATTGGCAATGCTTTGATGATGCAAGACCAAAGTGGCATACAGATGATGGATTCCATGTCAGAATCTTGGACCTCTCTGCTGCAAATGGCCAAAATTTCGAATCAAATTCAGTTCAGGATGGTTCCTAACGACGAGGCATCCATTGCCTTCAATCCAGCTGCGTGGGTGGTCACCACTCAAGACGCATCTGATGTCGTTCAGCGACTTCCCTTTGCTTATTGCAATCTTTTGAATTCCCTTCGCTCATGCTACGCGTATCAACGGGGGGGCTACGAGTTCAATATCGTGCCTCCTTATCGCGATGCTGAGTCCAATCGAAACTACATTGCGTGGGTGGATTACAATTTCGGTTCACCCCCCACGTTCGAGGTAACAACGAGTTCGTCCATCAAGTCCACTGAGACGACCTTGCCCACCGCGGGCATTGCTGCTCGTGATTTCCATTTTCGGACGTTCAAAGCGGCCAATTCTGGCCAATATGGTTTGTCGGTTTACATTCCTTACAAAAACCGATTCAGGGTCTCCCTAATCTATCCGTACACACAAGATGCGGGTATTGGAACATTGGGAGGTGGGTCTTTGGACTTCACTGATCGCACCCGTTTGAATTTCATTGCAAACACGGGAGCGACGGCCTTTCTTCGCGCAGGCGAGGATTTCCAACTCCTTTATTGGGTTGGCGTTCCTTGCATGCGCAACACCTCTTAGAGGTTTGGGCCCAGCGACACTCTGTGTCGCGTGATCGGCTATGCCGACGCCCACCCACCCTTCGGGGTTCGGAGATAGATTTCTTTTTTTCCGCGCCCCATTGGGGCGTGTTTTTGTTTTCTGTCTCCACAGAGTGCCTGTGATTCCAATAGGGACTGCGCATCGATCTTTGCGGGTTGGTGCGTAGATCTGCCCATGGAAGAGGCCCGGAGTGTAAGAAACCGCTCTAAAAATCTTTGCCGGACTAGGCTTTCGATCCTGGTTCGACAATTTTC